ATTTTATATGAATCTAATTCATGGTCGTGTTGTATTAAATGGATTTGGTACTTACCACCCAGAACATCCTGCCCTGTTATATAGTGCATTGCTCCAGACTTATAGTCTGCACCTATAGAAATCTTTCTAATGTCCATTTAATTAAAATGTTGAGCCTACTTCTAAAACTCTATAAAAAATATTGAAATACATAGTGCCACTACCTTGTGTAGGGTTTGCGGCTGTTTCTAACGTAACAGCAGTATTTTGGTCTATAACGTATGTCGAACCGCCTACTCCTATTTTACTAACTAAATCTGTAGCAAAATTAGCGGATTGTGCAAACAATGTTCCAAAAGTTGTAGCTCCAATCTTTACTTCTAAATTATTGCCAAAATCATAAACAGTGGTACCTGCATCTAAATACTGAGATATACTTATAATGTCTATTACTTTTCCAGCACCAGGTGCAGCTATTAAAGTTATTGCAGTATCTGCTAACGTTAATAAAGAACCTGTATTTACAGTAGTCTTTGCAACAAGAGTATCAATCCCAAACAGATTTTGAATTTGTGCAATAGTTGCAGTTTTAGTCATTAAACTATTTTCTGCGTCTGTTATTACTAAATAATCTGCGGCATCTAAATTAGATATGCCAGGATATGCTACCGTGTTACTTATTTTCGCCATCTTTATTTTCTTTTTCTGGTTCTTTTACTTCTCCAGTTCTTAAATCTATAACGACTTTGTCACCATAAACATCAATTAACTGTTTTTCTACAGCTTTGAATTCTGCTTGAACACCATCCACTTCAGCTGTAAACTTAAGCATGTTTAAAACTGCATCAGCGATTTTAACTTTAGTTTGTAAAAACTTATTGTTTAGGTCTTGAACTTTTTTTAATTCTTCGTCTTTTAATTTTTTTGTCATTGTATTAAATTTAATTGTTTATAATAATTACAAAGATACATAAATATATTTACACATATTAACAACTTTCAGCTGCACTTACTTCTCCTGAACCACCTGTAATTCTAATGAAGCTATTATTTGCGGCTATTTTATAATATCCAGCAGCTAAGAAGCTTGAGCCATTTGAATTTGTGTATACATTATCTCCAGCGGCAGGGTAAGTTCCACTACCATTGTGATAAGCAGTTGCACTTCCTGAAGCACTACTACATACAGTATTAAATACTTCTGTGCTTGTTGTTCTTGTGAATGAAGTTAAAGTGCCTCCTGGTCCTGGACCACTTCCTCCACCACCTGTAATAGTTAATGCAGTAGCGTCTACAAAATCAACTCCTCTTCTAAACACCCTATAAGCAAGTCTTATATAGTGATTAGCGTTCTTACGTGCCGAGGTGTAATTTTCATAAGTTTGTATATAAAGACCTCTATTTCCTAAAGCTCTTTTATTGTTTACTATCGCAAAAGCCTGATTTGCTGGCGTTGTTGTTCCCTGTCCTACGTATGCTGGTCTTGTATATGCAAAAGACCCAGTATAATTAGCCAGAGCTGCT